AGTGCCAAGGACGGGACGATTGCGCTCAGCGGAAAGTGCAATGCGACTGAGCCCACGGTCACTCGCGGCTAATCTCTAAGACAAGGGAGAATGAAGTGAAGATTGCAGGCGTTGATCCGACCACTGTCCCGAGTGAGCACATTTTGGTGCTCCCTCGGGGCAACGATCAAACTATTGTCTTTCGGGCCACTGGCTTGGAGAGCATGGATGATTTTTACCGCTTATGCCCTATCCCAGAGCCGCCTACGATGTTGAAAGGCGGTCGCTCGGTGCCCGATACCGAGAACAAGGATTATCAAGCGGCCATTGAGTCACACGCCAATAAGCGTGAGGCGTACTTGGTGGTACGGTCTCTGGAGCCATCCCAGATCGAGTGGGATACCGTCAAACTTGAGAAGCCGTCGACGTGGCTCAATTGGGAGGCCGATCTGAAAACTGCCAAGTTTACGGTGATCGAGATTCGGCGTATCCACCGGCTGGTATTGGAAGCCAACTGTCTCGATGAAGCCAAGTTGGAAGAGGCGCGCAGGCTTTTTCTACTTGGGATGCAGACGGCGTAAAGAAACTTGTCTGGCCCGAGTACCGCACAGGTACATATGCGATATGGCGTGCGTGTACTCGGGTCGGCATTCGGCCGCCCGGCATCCCCGAGAGTTGGGACAAGTGTGCTGTCAAGCAGCAGGCGATGATTTTGGCGTTCGATCAAACTTGTACGCATGACGAGTGCGGCGTTGAAATTCAAAAATAATTTGAAACGACTGATTTTCGATGATGCCAAATACAAGCAACTCTTGCACGAACGACTCACTGAGACGCTGGTCCAAGGGGCGTTTGCGTGGTTGACTACTGTAGTCGATATTGTGCCGGTGTGGACAGGGGCTTCGCAATCTACGTTCACGCCATTGGCGAGCCAGGTTGGGTACGCCTTGAACATTACGCCGGACCCCAATGCGTACAACAGGGCTGAGTTGGGGTTGAGTAACGTCGGCCTCGAATGGGTGACACAGAATGGTCACTATAGTTTCACCTACAGCACGACATTGAATCATCTTATCGTAAATGAGTACCACAACGCCAATGAATTCTTGGATGAGAACGGCAATCCGTACTTCGATTTGAAAAATCCAGGGCCATACAACTTTCAAGAGGCGGCAGCTAAGGCGTTTGAGAAAGAGGCGGCAGAGGCGACCTTGCCCGGGTGGTCAGGGTCGCTAAAAGGTGTGTAATGCCAGAAGATATTCGGCAATCTCTTGAACTGAATGCAAAGCAGGTCTTGGACGAGCTTGAACGGCTCAAGACAGGCTTTACGTCGTATAACGATCGGCTTAGTACGACCGCAAACCGGTTGGATTCTGTTGCCGATAGTGCCAAACGGACACTGGCCACCCTGCGTGACCTCCGCACAGAAGCACGTTTTGTCGAACGGGCGATGGGCTCGATCGGCATGGGCACCCGTGGTGGCGGCATTTTCTCAGATGCCACGTCAAAGAAAGTGTCCGGGGGCGTTTTGCTGGGCGGTAAGGATGCCGTAAAGGCATTTGACGAGTTTTTCGTCAATGCCGGCAGAGCACAAGCGGTGGCTGCCAAGACGGGGCAATCTGTCTCGCAGGCGTTTGACCAGATTCATCGCGATGCGATGACTAAGTTTGTCCCGGCAAGCAAGGCTGTTAAGTCGGGCACGGAGTCAATGTGGCTTTCGTGGCAAACATTTGCTCGGGTCGTGCAGACGCAATTGTTCGTTCGCGGCATAAATGCTGTCCGTGACGCCTTTACGGAGTCAGCGGCGGCAGCGATGGAATTTTCCTCCAACGTGAGTAACATTCGGGCGATCAATCCCGAGCGTACTTATGGCGAGATTGCCGCCAGCGTGCGTGCTATGTCTGACTCGTTCAACCAGTCTTTGGAGACGGTCAGTAGAGCCCAACTGGAAGTTATATCTGACCAGTTTAGTGACACGGCGGATATGGTCAATATTCTTACTGCCGCTAATAAGTTGGCCAAATCAACTGGTGAAGACCTTGTTCCCACGGCCCAATTGTTGACGGGGGCCCTGAACGCCTATAGCGAGTCCGCCGATATGGCGGGGCTACGTGCTTCGCAGTTCTTTAAGACGATCGACTTGGGCCGCTTGAAGTCTGGCGAGTTGGCTACGGCGTTGGGCCGTGTGCAGTCTATCGGTAATTCGCTCGGCGTTGAGATGGAGGAATTGGACGCTGCCTTGGCTTCAATTACGATCGGTGGCGTCAAGTCCAATGAAGCGGCTACGCAGTTGCGAGGCGTCTTAGTCGGACTATTGAAGCCGACCGAGGATATGAAAAAGGCGTTTAATAAACTCGGCGTAGAGTCCGGCCCGTTAGCCATTAAGACGTACGGCTTCGCGGGGGCGTTGGAGAAGTTGATTTCGACTACGGATGGTTCAGCAAATTCGATCGCCGGTCTCTTTCAGAATCAGCGGGCTTTGGCTGGTGTGCTCCGTTTGGTGAATACCGGGGCCGAGGCGTATGCCAAGAGCCTGGAGGAAATCTACGACGTTGAGCAGAAGTTTCTTACCGAGAAACTTGGCGAACGTATGAAAACGGACGCCGAGCGGCTAACTGAAGCTACGAATCAATTGAAGAATTTTTGGACGGCTGAGTTTGGTGCGGATGTTGTCGAGAAGTTGAATACCGTTATTCAACTGGTCGGCGGCGGTGCGGGGATGGTAGGCGCGTTTCGGCGAGTTACCGACGAGGCTCCGAAGGCAGCTATTGCTATTGGTCTTGTTGCTGCGGCAACTGCGCGTTGGGGCTTGGCCGCCGATGTGGCAACTGCTAAGTTCACAAAGGGCGTCGGTCTTGGCATATCGAAAATCGGCACGCTGGGCAATGCCCTTGCTGTCTTCGGTGCCTATGAGATTTTAATGGCTGCCGGAGACACAATTGCGACGAAGATTGCCAGCCATTATGTTGGCCCGCTAAAGACCGCGCGGGAGAATATGCTGCAACTGATAAAGGAGGATCAGGAGCAATCGGAAGCCCGTCTCCGCTTGAAGCAGAGGGAGACTGCTGAGCTAATTAGAAACTTGCGGCAACATTTCGCCGAAGCCAATGTGCAATATCTTCGGGACCGTGGAAATTTTGTGGCCTCGGCTAAGGCCCAAGAGGAAGCGGCTAAAAGCGCCTTCGATCGGATTATGCAGAAGCGTCGAGCTATGCAATCTGATCTGGAGAACATGGCTGCTGAAGCTGCTACCAAGGCAACCGAAGCTATTCCGCGTGAAATAGAGGGCTTGGAAAACGGGCTGCAACAACGGAAGTTTCAAGAGTGGCTGGGTAAGACTTTCGATGCTACGGAGCAATTTGCTCCGCTGGAGCGGCAATTACGCGAAGAGTTGGATTTGGCCGCTGAATTACAGGCTACGGCAAAGGATACGGCGCAAGAGCAAAGGGCGACTGACGCCTGGTCGCGTGTAGAGGCGTATCGGCAACAGGCCGTGGAAGCCGCGAAATTATCTGGGAACACTAACAGTATCCGAGCGGCATCGTTGCTGCAAGAGGAGATTGATCGGCGGCGTATTGATGCTTTAAGGGAGCAGGGCAGTTTGCAGGGAGAGTTGGCTACGTCGCTGGAGCAGCGAAGTATTCAGGCGGCGAAACACACAGCCGAATTGGACGCTCTTAGGGCACTTGCGGAATCCCAGCTAGAGACTACGGTCAAAACCGCTGAGGGCGGTTACAGGGATAAAACCTCGGCCGAATTGAAACGGGATATAGCCCAGTCAGAGTCGACTATCGCCCAATTCAAAGTCCTGCTTACTAAGTATAGCAGTGAAGACTTCACTGCGGCCTTCATGGGTGATACGCGGGCCTTTACATCATTGCGGCGAGAGGCTGCAAGAGTCTTGGCTTCTCAGGATATTCAAACGCTGACTGTTGCGCCTGAGACGGTTGGGAAATTGCAGGCAGATTTGCAGGCCAGCTTTGACAAGATGGTCTTTGAACTGCCCGGTATCGTGGTTGTAGCCAAGTATGCCGGGGCTGATTTGGACGTTGTTGGCCCAGACGCGGCGATGGATGCTGCTACCGAGAAACTTAAACAGCAAGATGCTCAACGTAGCAAATATGTCCAAAGCATGAAGGATATGACTGCTGCTAACGCCGAATTCGAGAAGTCTCTTGGCAAGGCGTGGTCAAAACTCCCCACCACGTCTGATCTGCACGGTGTGGATACTCTTTTGCTGAAATTGAATAAGGCCCGCCTGGATGCTGACCTAACCAAGGAAGAATTAGAAGCACTTCGGAATGCAGCGTACCAGGCGGATTATGACCAGGTATTCGGCTTTTGGTCGAAGATGTCTGAGGGACAACATTATGGGCTACAGGGTGCTAAGGTCAGCGGGGAATTCCAGCAGTCTATTCAGAGTATGTTGGAGTTCCTCCGCCTGAGGTCGCAAGCCCAAGCGGCTATGAAAGATGCAGCACCGGACATGGCCCCGGCAGTTAGGCAAGAGGCAGACGCGGTACGCGGTGTGCTGGCTGAATTGGAAAAAACGAAGGTAGCACGCGATGATATTGTCGGCAAGGTCGAGCGGGAGATAGACGCACAGGGTCAATTGACGCGGGCACTGACCGACCAAAATCAACTGCTACGCGATCGCGCACAGTTGCAAGGGCAGAGTCGTGGCATGGCGTTTGGTGGGTACTTTGCATCTGGAGGCTACCCTCGCGGCTCAGATACTATTCCGGCGATGCTCTCACCGGGCGAGTTCGTGGTCAATGCGGCATCGTCCAGGAAATTCGCTTCGCAACTTATAGCATTGAACGCCGGTGTACAACCGGCGTACAGAAACGAGGGCGGGAGTGTCACCAATGTTGGCGACATACATGTAAACGTAAACGGCGGTGGAACCAGTCGTCAAACGGCAAGGGAAATAGCAAACGAATTGAGACGAGAAATCAGAAGGGGCACAGTTAAGTTATGAGGATTCCTACAGAGGTAAGGGCGGGTTGTAACATGGTTCGTGGGCGGCAAAGTGAGGCCACTATTCAGCTTCATGATGAGTTTTGCGTTGAGCATTGGCGAGATGGCAAGCTGTTGTGTAGCTACCGGTTCCCCAACGGTGTAACCAATGAGGGGAAGAACAAGCTCTTGGACGTGATGTTCCATGGCGTCTCGGCCATTACGACCTGGTGGCTTGGATTGATTGATAACAGCGGTTACACTGCGCTGGCTGCCGGAGATACCTACGCAGAGATTAACGACGCCAATGGCTGGGATGAGTTCACTGATTACACGGATGCTGGCAATGGTGATAGCGCGACTACGCGACCAGAGTGGGATGAAGGTGCTGCGTCGAGTCAGGCAATTACCAATGCGTCTCCGATCGTGTTCGATATCACAGACTCCGGCACGGTAAAAGGTGTTTTCCTCGTGGGCGGTGCAGCGAATGCACAGAACAAGGACGATTACGAGGCTTCGGGCGCTGTACTGTTTTGCACGGCATTGTTTGGCACTGGGGACGTTGTTGTAAACAGCGGCGATCAGTTGAAGGTTACTTTTACAGCCACTGCTTAATTTGGGTACTCCCTTGTCGCGGGCCGGGCTGGGTTTTACCCGGCTCGGTCCTTTTAATTAGGTAGATCAATGGCATTACTTTTAGTAGATGGGTTCGAGGGGTACGGCACCAGTGTCGGGAGCAACTATATCAATAGATTTCTTTTACGCTACCCGAATAGTACCACCTCAGCGGCTGTTATTCGAGATGGGCGGTATGGCGGGTATGCCGTTGATCTATATTCTACGTCGTACTATGCTGAAACACCGCCGTGGTCTGGTGGGAATCCCACCTTGGTATTTGGCTTTGCGGTACGCCGCGTAGGGTCGCCGATCTATGATGCTTTTATTGCTGCATTGTATGCTAGTACGTCTTCAAAAATACAGGTGAAGCATATAGTAAGCAGCGGTGAACTTGAGATAAGAGTTGGAACTACTACAGGAACGGTTATAGGTGCCACTACAGGGGCAGCTATCGGAACCGACTGGGTATACGTGGAAGTCAAAGTATATTTCCACGACACTGTCGGCACTGTCGATGTCTACGTAGATGGTGTATCGCGACTATCGGTGAGTGGTGCCGATACGTTGTCCGGGACTTCTATACCGGACCGGTTGCGACTGTATTCTAATAGTACAATATATCTTGATGATTTATACGTACTCGATGGGAGTGGTACACGTAATAATGATATTTTAGGGCCACAAAAAGTTGTAGCCGTGTTTCCTACTTCGGATGTGCTTTCCGAATTTACCCCAAGCACAGGTTCCGACCATTATGCGTTGGTAGACGAAGTGGCTGTAGGTAGGACGGAGGAGGCTGATTGGGTCGAGGCTAGTTCGGCGGGCATTTGTGATACGTTCGGGTACGGCGATGTCAGCGACTTGGGTCCAATTGCTGGGGTGCAATTAAGCACGATTGCTAGGAATGAAGGTGGCAGCGCGCTAGATATGATTTCTCGTGTTGTTTCTGGCAGTACAACCTCAGATGACGCCGGCGTGGAGTGTACAAGTAGTCGGGTTGACTATCTCCGCGTATTGGAGGTGGACCCAGACACTACGTCGCCGTGGTCTGTGAGTGGGATAAATTCAGCCGTGTTCGGCGTGAAAGCGGGATAATGCCTCTTAGAGTCGATAGACAGTTCGTGGAAATACTGTGCAGCCTTGCGAGTAGCACGGAGCACAACGAGTCTGCAACTGTGGCAGTTGATGTAACGCCGGCGGCAACGCTGAACCATGCAGCCGTAATTGGTGCCACAGGCACTTTAGCGGTAACTGCTGCGTGCAGCGTAACCACGGTGTTAGGCCTCGCTGTTAGCACAGTAGTAGATATATCGGCGTTTGCCGAGGGGCACATACGGCTTTATGAGGCAGCGAGCGGGTGTGGCATAGATGTCGCTGCAAGTGTACTATCTGTGTATAATGGTAGTGCGACAGTACCGTTTGAGATTACGCCGGCGGCGTATATTGAGCGGGTAATATCGCGGACGGCCACGACCGCGATTATCGTCGAGACGCAGGTAGCTGTGCAGGGCGTATTCAACCGTGAAATAGAGGTTGAAGTACAGACTATTACGCCCACCCTAGATACAACAACTTACCTGCTGACAGATATTATCAGCGGGTTAGATTGTGATGTAATTGTTAATCAGGATCATTTGCTCGGCACTGTGCAGCCCATAGGCATCCGCGCCACCGCCGCTCGCACCCTTGTACGGGCGGACGCCATTGATCTGGCAGCGTCGACTGAAGTAGCCGTTGGTGTTGGCTTAGTTAAGAATGAAACGGGTTCGTCGCAGGTTGCCATACCTATTCAGGTATCAGTTGTCGTCGATAAGTGTTTAGTAGGCTCCGCTGAAATTGATCCACAGTGTATAGCTTCAGCGGCTATCGTTCGTACTCTGGTTGCCGAATGTGGTATTATCGTCGAGTCCCGCTTAGGTTATGCCGTATCTGAAAGCGGAGTTGAATTTCAGTACCGTCCATTTATTGGTGCTGGTGGGGCCGCTGACCCTGATCCGCCGGCCGCTACTCTAGCCGACCCATTAGATGGCGAAGATGGTTGCCAATTTATCTACCCCGCAGTCGGAGAAGCTACGGATACGTTGTCACTACGCCCGCCGCAATTGGGCAATCGTGATCGCTTATCGTTCACTCGGATACTAACTGAGACGCGGGGCGGTACGGTGATAGCGTACGCGGATGTCTCCTGGCCAAAGACGCACACATTGGTGATGACATTTTCCGCTCTAACTCCGGTAGAGAAGGACAATGTGCTTGCATTTTTCTCGAATCACTTCGGGCAAGAGATCGGTTTTATGGATTGGGAGAGGCGTTATTGGCGGGGCATAGTTATGACGCCGGGCGAGCAGGCGGTACAGGATCGCGACGATAGCTACACGATTAACGTAGAATTTGAGGGTGAGGTAGCCTGATGTTTACACTGTCTGCACCATACCCGTCACAACAAACTACTACTATACTCCCTAATCCACAACTAGGTAATTCGGAGGCTAATACTGGCACGATTACGCGGAAAGTGGCGGTTGATGGTACACGCTATACCTATGTGCGATCGTCGGACCGCAGAAAATTTACGTGGTCTTTCCGCCTAACACGGAATAAAGCCCTAGAGTTGGTTGCATTTATTAAGGCATATCATACATCGGCTGTAAGAGTAGAGGATCATTCTGGGCGAGTTATTATCGGTGTGTTTCGTACTAATCCCTTTGAGTTTGAGACTGCATTAGCGTCTAAGCCGGCAATACTGCCGCTGCGTCGAGGGGAGCAAGTGACTATTACGGTCGAATTCGAGGGAGTTATACAATGAGGACCATATCGGCCGAAGGGCTGGCAAAATTAGCCACTACTCACGGTGCAGAGCCGATTGTTATAGTCGAGGTTGATTGGGTTGATGGGGGCACGCGAGCATATGCAGACAGGGTTGTCGATTCAATACCGGGGCGTATTATGGAGGTTAGCGGCCTCGATAGTGCGATGAATCTTGCAGGCACGAGTGGCACGCAGGAAGTAACAATTACGGTTTCGGATGTTGACGGGTCTATTAAAGAGCTACTGTCTACGTGCGATGTACATTTGCGTCCAGCTAGGGTCTATCAGTATTTTCTAGGGTTGGACTATACAGATAGGTTCATGCTGTTGACTGGGCGAGTCAATTCGCCAATTGCATGGGATGGGCTAAAGCGGACGTTTACATTCACTATATGCACGCGGCTAGAGTCGGAAGAGGTGGGTTTTTCAGCCGAAAGTGCCGATTTTCCTTATATGCCGTCCGAACTTGTTGGTAGGTCGTGGCCCATCGTATTCGGTACGGTACAAGATATACCGGCGACACGGATTAGCAGCGGCTCCGATGGCAGTGGGGTTCTTTCACCGCCGTCGCAACCGACTACCTATACGCGAACAGGTGTTGGCATACTCAGCGGCATGGACCTTTGGGAACAATTGCCCGACACGACAGATGACAGTGACTATATTCTTAGCCTACTAGTAAAGTTGGAAGAAAAAAATCACCTGGAAAATGTGAGGCTTATGTGGCAGCGGAGTCAATCACCCGCTGCCGCACAGAATATAGCTGAATTGGATGCGCAGATATTTTCCGTTGTCTCCCAAATAAATACCTCAGCCGCAGATCGCCAGAAACAAATCGCGTGTGCTGCTGCACGCCGTGCCCAACAAATTGCTGAAGCTAATGCACAGGGTCTTGGACCTAATCCGATTAAAACCACCGGCGGTGAGGATTTTCCTAGTGGCACTATAGAGGTTGAAATTAACGGCGGAATTTTTAAGGGGTATTTTAACGGGTCCGATTTCTATGTTCTGTCACGACGACATCCGAAATATGAAGAGGCGGCACAGGATCGGTATACTGACCGTACGACGGACCCGCCCGAGTGTGTTGATGCGACTGTGAGAGAACAGTATTATTCCTTTGTCTCACAGGTGCCTGCGGGGCATGGCGGGCAATACCCGGGGACCAGTGATACTACGTACATTACATCGGGCAAGGCGTATCTTACGGCGCAGTCTGGAACACGGGCGGACCACGGTACGACTCCAATTGTTCAACAATTTTGGGCGGATGCCGGAACGCCGATAACTATTTACCATGAAGATGGCGACGGTGATGAGCCCTTGCAATATGTTGCTGCGGCTGTTAGCGGGGCTGTTTTATCTGTCAAAGCCTATAAACAGGTTGGGGCTACGAGTCGACTTACCGTTGTGCCCAGTAGTTACTATAGTGTGTACAGCAGGGCGTATGGCGACATGAATGTTATCTTCATCGGTATGCCGCGTCGGCTGTCTAGCATTGACGATAATTGGAGTGATGATTTGTATGTCACCTTTAAGTCAGACATTGGGCCGAATCCCATTGACGTGTTGACATATATTATTGATAACTACACCGATTTGACCTATGATGCAGTTTCGTTCGCTGCCGCCGCGGATGACTTGGCTAGGATGCCAATCAATTGTCAGCTTTCTGGAACGCCCGACGCTGTGACACTCCTACAGGACTTGGCATTTCAACTACGGAGCGCTGTGTGGATTAAGGACGAAACTGTCTACATCAAATACTTACCAAAGATACCCGTGGCGGTGGACACAATAACATTAAGCGATATTGATGCAGACTATGGTGTCAATGTGATGCTGACTCCTACTGAGGACCTTGTCACCAAAATGACGGCACAGTGGCAGATGACAGAGGTGCCCATTATTCAGACATCCCGGGTACGTCAGGAGCAGAAGATTGTGCTGCGGCACAATATCATGAAGTACGGTACGCACGCGGCGACTTACAATTTTTATGCTTTTAACCAGCCTGAGATTGTGAACAAGTGTGCAACATTTTGGTTGATTCGCAGGGCAAATACATGGCAAGAAGTTCGGTTTCGTACCTACTTAACCAAACTAAATCTTGAGCCGCTGGACGCTGTCTATTTAGATTTTGGCAGCAGTTATCTGACGGAAGCACCCGTTTTAGCGGTGGTGAAAAGTGCTATCTATGATTCTGCTGATAACACGGTGGAATTTGTCTGTGAAACATCGCTTAAGGCCGGGACTACATCTCCATACCGATTTTATTGGCCCGCTGAACTGCCGTCGACAGACACTTGGCCGACGGCCGAAGAAATAGTGGCCGGAAATGCCGGGCGAGGTCAGATCGCAACGGAAGTGACTGGTGAGTTGCCCTTGGGAGATACGTCCGGTTTGGATATAAGCGGAGCTATTTTTGTAGGCGGCTCAAATGTTGTGTTTGGTCCGCATAATGATTACGGGGACTCAACCCCCAGCGACGTTAATTTTGTGGCCAAAGAGACCTATATCCCACCTGAAGAGGGCGACTATTCGGAGGCGGAGAGTATGCCAGCTTTGGACCTACAAAATTATTCGCGGCCCAAAACACCGCCGCTGTCGAGTGCATCCCCTGCGGCCTGTGGTGGGCTATCGGAGATAGATTTGAATACAACCGTAGTACAAGATGCTAATGGGAATAGCAGCTATTTGTCTGATGTACTGCGGTTTAGTAAAGAGGGGGTGCTGTGCATACGCGCCGATGCGTTGGTGTGTAATGACACGAACGGCGCATATGTCTTTGATTTCAAATACGACTCAGCCACCAGAAAATACGGGGCTGGTACGGCGTTTCTTCAGAGTTAGCGATTACAGCTATTGCAGGTTTCAGCCGTGAGTTGAGTAAATGGCTCTAATAGGCAGAAAGCTGTAATTTTAAGACCCGGCCCAATTTGAAGCATTCGCTGGCGGCAAGGACGCCATTGGGGTCGGATGCAGTTGCCATTTTGTATGTAGCCTGCGGCGTCAATTGGACATTGACATTCTATAGACCCGTCATCGTGTACGGTAAGTGGCAACACATTGTCTTGCACGGCTCTACGGAGGGCTATCACTGTATCGTGTACTAAAAGCATTACCACTTCCCCTTTGGACAGTGTTCTGTGGCCATTTTGATTTTGTTGAAAATTGCGTATCCGTAGGTGTCGACTCGGCAACCGCAGACTAGGCACACGTTCTTACTTCGGATGCGGAAGTGACATGGTTCGCAGAAGTATTTGTAGATGCGATCGATTTCATCTTGTGATCGCGTGGGTGAGCCCGCGAGTGCCCAGTTAGCACACGCCTCGGCCCAAGTGACCAAACGTGTTTGGAGCGACGGCGGTTCGGACTGTGGCTCTGTTGGTGCTGAGCCGTTTTGACAGTCGACACACTGACTAGGTAGTACGTTGCCGTTAGAGTATTTATTCAACGTGCAGTAACGGTAGGCGACTATGGCACTAATTTGGAGCAGGGCCCCATCTCGGGCCCACTGGCACGGCGGGTAGTGTTGCATAGTGGCTTTAAGCCGGGGTAATGGATACGTGTGTACTGAAGGAACTTCCCGTAGGCGGGAAACCAGTGACATACCCCGCAGCGACGGTGTCCCCAGGCCGCAATGTCATTGTGTATGTGCGGGATCGCGTGATGACACCCTGGACTAAGTTAGCATAGATATTCCACTGGTCAACATATGATCCGTTTTTATACAAGGTCGCCGTCCAACAGAGCCGGCCAGTTATATATGCGATGGAGTAACTGATGTACCATGTAACGAAGTAGGGGGCTCCTGGAGAGATGCAAGAGCATTGGGATATGGCTGTTTGTAGCTCATCTACAATAGCTTGGGACCATTTGACCAGCGGGGCGGTAAATGTTGGGCTGCTACCTATACAGAGGTTTTGTAGGGTAGTACGCATCGCAACAATGTCGGCTGCCGACCAGAGATGATTACTGTCGGCTAAAGGTAGATACGGCAATTCGCAATCGCAATCGTCGATTTTATTATTCACATCGGTAATGATACCATTCCAATCCGATAGCTTGAATGGAGTAGCCATTCTTATTCTCCTGCAATCACTGTCCCGGCACGGCCGTCCGAGGAGATGTTCTTGATAATCATGCACTCGGCGAAGTCTGTCAGTGCGGTCCAGTACACTCCGATGCCGTAGACACGTAATTTCTTTTTTGTCTCGGCAGATAGCTTATCTTGTACCTCGTCGGTCAGATGCTCTAGCAGGTAGTCTAACGTGTGAGTGGTCACGATCTTTGTGACTGCCACCAACGTAATATCGTTGATCGTATCAGCGATGTCCCAGTTTCGGGCTACACACGCCACGATGTCTCGTACCTTGTAGACAACTACACCGCTGACGACCACTCGTTTCTTGTCTGAGGTCAACAGAGCTTGTGTCGGCAGGTTGTGGGTCTGTCGTGCTACCGGCACGATTTCCACTTCGGTGACAAGGGGCCAATAGCAGCGGATGCCGGGTTCGATGGCTATTGGATCATACCCGTGCCGGAAACGTACTCCAGCGTGGGTTGATCGCACGATCACTAGCCTGGGGATGAAACGCCCAAACCAGTTGATGATCTCACTAATCCACGATAATGCGCTCATTTGCCTCTTTCGCAGCCCAACAAGGCTTTGTACACCTTGGCCTCTGCGATAGCGTCGGCCAGGGCGTCGTGCGGCTTTTCGTTTACAATGCCGAAGAAGTCGCACAGGTAGGCTAGAGATACTTTCTCAAAGGGGACCGCCCCGCAAAGTCCGTATCTATCATTGATGCCGAGGGCGTAAACCATTGCGTCTCGCGGGTGGAAGTGGAATATCTCGTCTCGCAATTTGCTGCCCAGCCAAGCGGACAGGAAACGGTACTCAAAGGTCCAATTGTGGGCCAACGGAATCAGTTTAGCCCCCATACCAAGATTTAGACCTTCATACCACTCCAATAACCAATCCGCGACTTGCAGTTGTGATGGGGCCTCATCAAGGATATCCATGGTCAACTGATTTATTGCCACAGCCCCCGGGTCTATTCGGCCCGGGTAGTCGGGGCGTATATTGTGATAGAATCGTTTCTCAGTTGGATTCAAGTCTTGGTCTAAAAGCACTAGGCCTATTTGTACGACTTCATGGAAATTAGAATCGACGCCCGTGGTTTCAACGTCGACGGCGGCTATTTCATGTCCGCGTAGGTGTGGCATACGCAGCTTCTTTTTCATAGGAGCACCCACCGATCGTTGATGATGGCCAAGCCGAAATCAGCATGGAGCCAATCGAGAACGCGGGCATCGCCATAGACATGAATGTCCAACCCCAGTTCCGACATTACCGTCTGTAGGTCATTGTCAGTGCCGATCAATTCGGCCGCGATAGTTGCCAGGTCATTTTTAGTTAATGGTCTATACATGACTATTTCCAAGTGAGATTGGATACGATTTCTGAGTCGCCAGACGCTTTTATAGGGCAGTGTACCGGAAGTATTTTCATGATATATTGCTTGTTATCGTTGCCATCGAAATCAGTTCGTTCCTTAGCCCAATTACTGTACCGGAGGCAAAATTCGTCTATTGGTATACCTTCGCCGGGGCAGCAACAGTTAGCATCTATAAATTGATTGATTAAGGTTCGGCGGGATATTTGCAACCCTCGTTTGTGGTCTGATTCGATCATCGGCAGGCAGAAGCGGCTCCGGTCTGTTGGCGGTAGTGGTAGGTCCAAAAGTGTGCGCAAAATATGCGGTGCCTCGGCCTGTAGTAACCCGCGTAAAATGTCCTGTTGAATGTAATCTTTGATCTTGTCCACCCACACAAGGGTAATACGGGTATCTTTGGTGGCACCAAACGGCGCGGCTGACATAGTGTTGGCGACGTGGATAAAATGCAGCTTGTTCCGAATTTGTATTTGCTCTCGCCGCATAGCGCGGATGTCTATGAACTCGTCGCCCGTCAATTTCCGCATAAGTTCGGCGGCAGTCGGCATACCCTCGAATGACTTTTCCTCAATGTACGCAAGTACGGTGTGTCGAATTGCGCCGGTGAACATGTCCCTGCCGCCGAGAAGATTCGAGATATCCATGATGCCGTTGTTGGTTATGAGATACCGCAGGCTCTCGTGGAACGTAGTTTTTCCGCAATCTTCCTCGCCCGCTAAGAACAGGTAGGGTTTTCGATCGAATGGTTTGCGGATCATTGAGGCGATCCAAAGAAGCGCATAGTCCCGACCTGTTTTTACGCCGTACTTCGCGCACCACGGGTCTTGGGCGACGGCATCGTTCAACTGTGCGAAGGTATGGTTTAGCACTTTGTCCCAAGTCGGGTGTACTGGCGACTTGGTTGTGGGTTGTATTCGTAATTGGGCTGCACGTAGATTCCAGTAATTGCCGGATTCTTCCGGCCCAAACGGTATATCATCGAGATACCACGGGTGCTCACCAGCGTGGCCAAGTATGTCAGAGGTTGCGTTGGTGTCGTGGAGATGCCTTTTGATGATGTGGTTGGCCTGAATCGAGTCTATTAAATCCCATTGATAGGCGTGTCGGAACCAGAGCGAGGCTTTACTACGTTGCTCAGTGTCTTCATACAGGTAGCGGAAGCGTTCGCCGATATCGGACTGTTGCTTCTCTGGCTTGGCACCTAAAACTCGTTGAAACCATGCTCGTTTTTCGGCGCACCAGTTAGCCGGGGTGTTGTCCTCGGGGTGTCGCTCCAACGATACGACAAGACGACCGTCCTTTTGTGTGTCGAGTTTGATTCGCCGGTCGGCAAATTCCACCGGTATATCCAGTGTGTGACCTATGGCTAGAGCGGCCTGCTCAGCTTCGGCTGAATTTTCAAATACGTACCCACCAGATTTTGGAATCTCGACGCCATTAAATAGTTCGGCGGCACTGCCTAGGTTTATCGCTTCATTGATGACACACGATGTCCAGCCGGTGCCGTCTTGAGTCCACGTATCGTCTTCTTTCACGCCTTGCGAGAATCGGACTATTCGCCAGGCATCGTTGTCCAGCGGATAGCAGAAGCAATTGCACTCGCTTGGGTGCTCCCCCGCCGAGAGCGTTTTGAATACCCCGCGTAATTTCAACTCCGCGTGTGTATCTTGGATCGCGCAAGTATGGGCATGTAGACAATTCTTGTCCGCGTGCCAAATGGCGGAGTATGGTTTAGCAATCAGGGCGTCTATAAAAATCTTCTGTGCATCGCTTAGGATGGTAATACACCCGGTGACGCATCTCTCAGGCACATTCTTCGGCGAGGGTATCTGGTTTCGCCAATCCTCCGGCAGCCGATATAGCGGATCACCTTTGTCCGCCCATTCGCTCAGTAGGCCCGCGTGAGGTTTTATTAGGCCGAAACTTTCTGGCGTTTGATTCCGCCGCCAAATCCACATGTTGCCGCCGCACACGTCGACGAACGGCGAGAAGTCAAAGTCGGCGTCCCGGCTCATTTTGCCCAGCACGACTTTGGCAAGGGCGGCGTGTATAGTGTGGTTTTGTACACCTTCTATTCCGTTGAAGAAGACATAGAGGTGTAAACCTTTCCCACCGCTGCTACGGCGAATTTCGATGTAGGGCACGCGGCTGGCAGCTTCGCTCACGGCGAGTAGGTCGGCTTCGTCGAGACCCCCGCTGTGTCCATCCTTACTATCTATGTCGTAACCAGCCCATAGCGAGACGCCTTCGCGCCAGTTCCAGCCAGTGGACCCAATGGCCTCAGCGTGCTCGTCGAGTACCCAACTAATGGGGGTGGCGTCGTCAAATTTAGGGTCGCAGCCGGCATTGCGAGGTATGCGAATGCTACCCCACGTAGTCAACCCGTCGCTGTAGGTGTTTCGAGTGCCGGCGACCAATTCGCCGCTGTCTTGGGCGGCGTTGATCTGCAACTCAAGCGATTTACTGGTGTCTACGACGCGGTCTAGGAGGCTATTTGTCTGCTTGGCTGCCTTGGCCGCCAAGAAAGCGTGTAGTGACTCTAATAGTAGCATAATCTGCCCTCTACTATATATGTTGCATGAGTGGCTAAAAATACTGGGAAAATATTGGGAAAATAGGGATTTATTTATTTTGAGAAAAATTTCGGAATTACCCCGTAAAATTGCCCGCTCATGCAACATATATAGTAGGGGACTAAGTGTCCACAATTACTTTTCACACCTACGGGGCTAACACAATGCCAAATGAACTCACGCCGGTCGACTTCAATCAACTACCATCCACACAACTCGGCTCTGATGAGTCCTATGCCGATCTCGCCAAAGGCGGGGGCGACTTTCTGAAATACGTAAAACTTTACTCAAAGGGCCGGGACATTGACACCGGCAAGATTAGGCCGGGCCGCTGGGGCATCCCTGATGGCGAGGAAATTACTGATCTTGGCGACTCGATTGACGTGCTGCCGCTGGCCCGCCGGCCCAAGGCTTTGGATACCAAAGACAAGAAGGCCGTCGTCGTGTCTTACGACGAGCAGTCGGCCGCCTTCAAGGACATTGCCGCGCGATCTGCCCAAGCCTTGTCCGGGTGCCAGTTCGGCATCAGCTTCCTCGTGCTGGAGCGATCCACGGGCCAGTTTCTTGAAGTGTTCTTCGGAAACAAGTCGAGTCGGCCAGAGGCAAAGAAGCTGTTTCCTTATCTGCCGCTTTCTCAAGCGGACATTGACCGACGACGGGCGGCGGGGGCCGATATTACCGGACTTGAGCCGCACGGGCCGATGCCGGTGTCGCTGAAGATTCGCATGGCCGAGAACTCCAAGGGTACTTGGCATGTGCCCTTCGTTGTGAAGTGCTCGAATCCGTTTACCAAGGTTCCGCCGATGGACAAGGTTGTCGCCGAGATCAACCGATTTCTCACGCCGAAGTCCAATGGTGTTGAGAAGGTCGAGGACACCGGCGGTCGGGCCAGATGATTCTTCGCGTGCAGTTGATCCAACGACCGGAGGTCGACTTCGCCGCGTTGCTCAGTCTTGGGCAGACGGCGTTGGGGAGAAGCCTAGCACGCAAGGTAGACGCTAGTCCGATCGAGTGTTCGGATACCGAGCGATATCTTGCGTGCTTGGCCGATCTGCGGCCGGTCGATGGGGATCAACTACTGATGCACGCGGCGGCCACTCTTTTGGTCGTGGGACACGATCTTGACTTGGTAGAGGTTGTGCAGGCGTCCGGTCTGGCTTGCCTGCTTGCAGATACAAAAGTGCGTGGCGTCCAGCTTGGCATTTTCACCGGGTCGCTACTAGCGTGGAAAGAATGCTTGACACGGTCTGCGAAACAGACCGTGTCCCCAGTGATGCGAGAGTTTGCTGAGAAGTGCCGGATTGCACTCGTGGCTGGCGGAATGGATGTGTTTGGACACCTGGAAATCACACCACTTGACACACTGTTGCTTGAATGAATCCATACTACGACAAAGACAGTATCACGCTTTACTGCGGTGATCTGCTGGATGTGTTGCCGCAATTGACTGAGAAGATAGACCACGTTGTAACTGACCCGCCCTATGGATTAAGTTTTATGGGGCGTGGCTGGGATCATGCAGTTCCGGGGCCGGAATACTGGAAGATCATTAGCGATGCCTGCAAGCCAGGTGCGCTGATGATGGCCTTCGGTGGCACACGCACTTACCACCGCCTTACTTGTGCGATTGAGGACGCTGGCTGGGATATTCGAGATTGTCTCATGTGGCTTTACGGGAGTGGATTTCCCAAGGCACAAGATGTTGGAAAGATGCTCGACAAGGCGGCCGGTGTAATTCGTACAGAGGTGGTCCGTGAGGGCGTTAAAGCTGGGACGCACCCTGATGGCGACGTTTATGCTAAGGGGCTTAATGTTGGCTTTCAACAACGTGAATTGTTGGCCCCAGTAACCGACGACGCAAAAGCGTGGACGGGCTACGCCAACGCTCTCAAGCCTGCCTATGAGCCGATCGTCCTTGCAATGAAAGCAATGGATGGCACGATTGCTCATAACGCTCTGACGCATGGCGTGGCGGGGATGAACATTGACGCATCTCGTATTGCTTGCGACTATGCTGCCGAGTATGGCGAGTCGTGGCTGAAGTCTGGTAAAGGTAAATCGGGGCCGTGGCACGGCACGGAGTATGAAGAGACTCGAAGCGTTGCTGATCGTGTCTCCAGTAAAGGTTGTTGGCCAGCCAACGTGCTTCTTCAGCACCACACAGACTGCAAACAGATTGGCACACAGACTAGTAGGGGCGATCAGCGTGGCGACTGCAACGGCCATCGCCCAAGTGGATTCGCCAACGTCGGAGCAGACTCTGGCGACAGCGTGCCGAACGCCCGTGTGTACGGCAACGAGGAAGTGCCAATCTACGAGTGTCATCCCGACTGCCCTGTTGGGCTGTTGGGCGACAAGTCGCGGTTTTTCTACTGTGCTAAGGCTTCAAAGAAGGAACGCGGTCAAGGCAACGTACACCCAACGGTTAAGCCGTTTGAGGTTATGAGGTATCTACTCACTCTTCTTTCTACTCCTACAGGCGGGGTAATCCTTGACCCGTTCGCCGGCAGCGGCACAACTCTTCTTGCGGCCCAGGCTCTCGGCAGACGGTGCATCGGCGTCGAGTTGAACCAAGAGTATTGTGACATCATTGCGTCTCGATTGGAGGCACAATGATCGAAGAAACAAAACTCCGCTACCGCACTGAGTCCGGCGTTCTTGTCCAGTCGCCCGTGACGCTCGAATACAAGGGCGGGCGTATTTGGTTTGTGAATAGCCCGTTTGCCCTAAAAAGCGAAATCAAGGCAATGTCTGGGGCCAAGTGGCATGGGTTCCAAGAGGACCCAATTATGCAGTGGTCAGTTGAAGATTGTCAGCGAAACCGCTTCCAGCTTGACTACATGAAATATGGCGACAAAGTCTACGAGAACTTTGACAAGCCATTAGTTAAGCATGAGTACACGCGGCCGTTGATGGAGCACCAGAAGGAACTGGCCGACCACTGCCTCACGTACCACTACGGAATTGTTGCGGCGGAGATGAGGGCGGGGAAAACATTATCAATTCAGGAGTGCATGGAGCGATCTGGTCTTAAGCACTGGTACTGGATCGGCCCTCTTCGCAGTCTGCCAAACATTCAACGTGAGTTCCGCAAGTGGAACATCGACCCCAGTTTGAATGTGGAGATGTTCAACTACGAGGCCCTGGTGCGGATTATGAAGGAGTGGGGCGATCGACCAATCCCACAGGGATTGGTAGTCGATGAGTCCAGCCGGTGCAAGGGGCCAACGTCTCAACGGACACGAGCGGTACAGGAGTTGGCCGACAAGATTCGAGACAAGTATGGTCTGAATGGCTACGTGATTCTGATGTCCGGCACACCGGGGCCTAAGTCTCCGCTCGACTGGTGGAGCCAAGCAGAGATAGCGTGGCCAGGCTTTCTTCGTGAAGGCTCCGTCAAGGCGATGGAGCAGCGACTGGCCTATCTTACGCAACACTCTTACGATGCCGGTGTGTTCAATAAGCGAACGGGCTGGCGTGACGATGAACGCAAGTGCAACATCTGCGGCGAGTATGCCGACGATCATTCCGCCGATCACCCCTTTGAGCCAAGCAAGAACGAAGTCGCCTATCTCTACGAGCGACTTAAGGGCTTGGTAATCATCAAGCATTTGAAGGACTGCGTCGGGCTTCCGACGAAGACCTACCGTCAAATCATCTGCAAGCCGAGCGGTAGCCTTCTGCGGGCGGCCGAGGCTATCTCCCATGCGGCTCCCAATGCGATCACCGTACTCACTCGTTTGAGAGAGTTGTCTGACGGCTTTCAATACAAAGAGATTCAAGACGGCACCACGCCCTGCACCAATTGTAAGGGCGGCACAATTTCTGAATGGTACGACCCCGAGGACGAGGAGCGTTGCTTCAAGTCGGTCGACATGATGGACCCCGATGTTGTCGCTAAGTTACAAGAGCGTCAGATTCCATGCCCGGTGTGCGGGGGCACACAGCAGATGCCTCGCATCGTGCGGACGACGAAAGAGATTCCGTGTCCCAAAGACAAGGCTTTGAAAGGACTCTTGGACGAGTGCGAGGAAACGGGTCGCATTGTCATTTTCGCTGGGTTCACCGGCTCCGTGGACCGTATCAACAACCTCTGTTTGAAAGAAGGCTGGGACGTTGTCCGGTGCGACGGCCGTGGTTGGCTTGTCACGACTAAGGATGGCGTGCAGGTCACGGACGAAGAAGCCTTAGACTACTGGGCAAATATGGATCACCCGAGAGTAGCCTTTGTCTCGCACCCAGAATCTGGGGGTATGTCGCTTACACTGCGTGAGAGCCGCATGGTTGTCTTCTGGAGCAACAGCTTCAAGCCGGAGTATCGCATTCAGGCAGAGGCACGTATTCAGTCAATCGGCGAGGACAAGCCGGGGTTGATTATTGTTGATCTGTTCCACTTGCCTACGGACTCGAAAGTGCTCTCGGTCATCCGAGAGAACCGGAAGCTCGAACTGTTGACACTGGGAGAAATAAGCGAGGCGATGGAGTGGAAAGACGTAGATGGCGAGTTCGAGGTAAGGGAATCAGTAAATTAGGAGAGTGCGATGAGACAGAGGGGCATCCTGGCGTGGTTGTGTGTTATTACAGTCGTGGTATGCGTGTTTGTTACCTTGCACGTACAAACGACTATAGACGAGGTCCGCGACGATCAGTATAGGCAGGCGGGGGCAATTGCCACTTTGATCGGCCGGACTTGTGTCGACTATGATTATTTGCAGTCTGTGAGTGTAAGGGTCGTTTCGCCAGCCGGGTCTGGCTCCGGTGTACTTTATTCGCGGGATGGTCGCACGTTCTGTTGGACCGCTGGGCACGTCGTGGCGAAGTACGACGGTGGCGTGCATGATGACGTAGTTGTAGAGCAAGAGATTAGGGTTAACGGTATCTATCAAGATACGAGGAAAATCAAAGCCAAGGTGGTTGCCTATAGCGAGGCCGACGAGCGACAAGATTTGGCAATTTTGGAACTTGAAGAGTACGTTGATGTCACTACTGTGTTCGCCGCGAATCAAGTCTACATGCCCGGTACGCCGGTAGTACATGTCGGCAGCATGTCCGGCTTATACAATTCTGTCACGATTGGCATCGTCTCACAGACGGATCGCGATCTACTGGAAAATGGGATCATGTTCGACCAGACCTGCGTCATCGCGTATCCCGGGTCGAGCGGCGGTGGCACCTACCTGATGAACGGTCAGTGCATGGGCATCCACGTTCGAGGGGGTAAAGTTGGTATGGGTTTCATCGTACCGGTGAGACGCATGTGGGACTGGGCAGAGAAGTTTGATTTGATGTGGGCGATGGACCCAAGTGTACCTATGCCAAAAGAGATTGCAGTTGTTATGGATGAGCCCGTACACAGGGAGACAGAATGAGTGGGTCTTCCATAGCCGGTAGGCAGATAACTGTATTGGAGGCGAGACAGTTGGCGTTAGAAATTCTTTACCGCGCTGAAGCGGAACGCGAGGCGGTCGACGCCGAGGCTTGCCATGAATCGACTTATTCGTTGGATCATTATTGAGTACCGAAAAAGAGAATACTGGTTAAGGGGCTGTTATGCTGGCGAAGAATGTATTGACGAAGATTCGGGAACAACTATCGAAGAGGGTGAAGCAGGAGACGATCGCGAAGGAGTTCGGCGTTAGTCGGTCCTTGGTGTCGGACATCGCCTGCGGCCGTGCTTACAAGGAGAGTTATCAGGCGCAGATGGCGGTTGACCCAACGAACGCCCGCATCCAGGAATTGGAGGCCGAGGTTGTTCACCTGAAGGAAGAGAGGGATCGTGAGAAGCGGCACGCCAAGGCCAACGCGAAGGTGGCAGGCCTTTTTACGGCTATGGTCGACGAGTTAGAGGCTAGTATTAAACCGTTTGATATGTTGCCAACGATCGTTGCTCCGACTGATAAAGCGGAAATCACTGAGCACTGTGTTCTGCATTTGAGTGATGGGCACCATGATTCCGTGGTGAAACCAGAAGCTGTCGGTGGGTTGGAAGAGTACAATTTCCCAATTTCGTGTGCAAGGGCCGAAGGTCTTGTTGACACTGTGGTGGATTGGACTCAAGGTACGCTGGCCCCACGATTCCGGTTTCCTGTGCTCTGGGTGCTGGCTTATGGCGATTTTACCTCTGGTGAAATCCACCGGGCGGCCGAGCGATCGTATTACCGCAACCAAATCAAAAACTGTCTTGCGATCGGACAACTGCACGCTTTGATGCTCAGAGATTTGTCGGCACACTTTGAGACTGTCAATGTGCTATACCTTTCCGGCAACCATGGTCGCCGATCGCCGAAGAAGGATTATTTGGCACCGCACGAAAACTGGGATTATTTGGTGGCCGAGATTGCGCGGCTGCACTGTCGCAACCTGGTTAATGTTGACTTCCAAATTCCCGATGCGTGGTCAGTGAATTTGGACATCAACGGCATTGGTTTTAATGTGAGCCACGGCGACGATGTGTCGAGTAATGCAGGTGTACCGTGGTATGGCATGACACGGCGACAAAAAAGTCTTACCGCTTTGGGGGCGATGACTGGCGGGCAGAGAGTCCGTTACTACTGCATGGGTCATCACCACACGGGCAGCACGCTATCCGACATTGACGGCGAGTTGTTGGTGAATGGTGCTTGGCTCGGCACTGATTCATTCGCTTATAACCGATTGGCCGGCTACCGGGACCCGATGCAGTGGTTACACGGGGTCAATGGGAAATACGGCATCTCATGGCGTATGGCCTGCAAGCTGCGATGTGAGTACGAGAAGAAGGGACCGAAGCGATACTTGATTGATGGCGGTAGGGACATCGGACCTCTGGTATGATCGAACTATTCCGGGATGGTGAATTGGTTGCCGTATACACGCCGACAACGGCGAGTATCGTGGACGGCAAGCTGTGTATCACCATGCCGCCGGGCTACATTGAATTAGTCACACAAGATGAATTGCGGTTCAACCCCGCTGAAGTGATCGCATGGATAAAGAAGCAGCTAGACTCGCAAACCTAGCGAGACAGAGGCGGTGGCACAAGCGACATAAGCAGGAGATAACCAGATCAACTTGGGCGCGTAACGCGCTAAAACCAACTGCTGCACACACTGTAATAAATAGCGACCTGTACAAGGTATTTGCACTGAGCGATCCGCGAGATGATCGCCCGTATCCCAGATATATTGGTATAGCACGCTTCAACGAGGAGGAGCCTTGGCAGCACCTATGGCGAGTCCGCGAATATAGTTTAGCTAGATGGGCCCTGTGGCTGCGGCAATTAGAGGCGGCGGATTTATCGCCAGTATCGCACATTGTTCTTGGGAGTACGTTACCCATCCGATGGCCCATGGCAGTTCAGGCGGCGAGACTAGAGATGCGATCGCAGAGGTCTATGGGGAAGGTTCCAACGTGGGCGTTTTGGCCGCGACTATCTTTCGGCAGCATGTGCGTACCTATTGGGTGTGTAACTCCGACCGGTAGGGCTGTGCATTTTCGCTACGGTGAAACATGGTTAGACACTCGCCGATACAATTCCTACGCCCATTTAGCTGAGATGTGTAGGGGCCACCTCTGGTTTGAGGATTAAAGATGGAGAAGCCACTAGTATATAGACTCACCGATGAGGCTCGGGCTAAACGCCTGCGGGAACTGGCTGGGACAGATAACCCGACTGACCTAGAGCAGGAACTGGCATTGGCAAGGCTCCTAGCTGAGGAAGCAGCCAATAACGGGCAGACTACGCTGGCTAAGGACCTCATTTCGCTTGTAGGAAAGCTCTCACAGGCATCGGAGGTAGCTAGGTACCGTCGCGGCGACATGTTGTGCAAGGCGGCTGTACTGCAACTGGCGGCCCAGGTTGTGGACATGATTGCGGCACAGGTCGAGGGAAAATTCCTTGGCTGGGAAGATACCCTAGAAGCCATTAGCAAACAGATCATCGTCACGGTCTCAGAGGCCAAGAATAGCGATCCTGACGAATATGGCACCGTTGTCGAACGAGAAAATCTAAGTAAACAAGCAAGTCTTGGGAAATTAGCGGTCGATCTACCCGACTAATTGCCTCTATATAGTAGTCAGCAAGGGAGACTACTATGTGGATCGTAATTGTGTTGGTGTGTCTTGGGTACGTATACCCGCTGTATGAGCATATCAGGCTCGAACGCCGCCGCAGAAAGTGGGCAGACTTAGCTATAGCATACTCAGTCTGCTATGAGTGTGCCCTAGACTACTTCAAAGAGGTTCCCGGCGAAGGCTGTGGCACAAAATCACGCAGGCAAGCTCGCATAGAGCGTCAGTGGGTGAACGCCCGTGAGGCCTTGGAAATCGCACAGGCCGAGCTTGGGATGGAGTGGGATGATTAAGTATTGGACACTCCAAAACAGTATGTCAGAGTTTCTACCCCACCCGGCATCTTGTTGTTTCGCAACAGCTTTAGGAACTATGCCGTGGTCAGAGTTGTAATCACGATTAAGCCGGATGAGAGTTGACGTAGTGATAGGCTATTATTAGCCCGCCCACTGGTGTGGATAAGTAACGGTAGAAGGTCGCGAGATAAGTCCGTGAAAGCCCGGTTCGATCCCGGGGTGGGTGCTCAGAGTCACAGTAACCTACGAGTATTGAACATGAAACTTCTCGTACTTGCCACAATCATCTGTATGAATTGTACGGCTGCCGATTGTAGCCCCCAGCCTGTTTCTACACCAAAGGACGGCTCACTAATCTTTTGGAAAGGCGGCCCGCTTGCCAAAATCATCAAGCGGAATACTGGTAGCGATCTCTCGCACTCGGCCATTGTCTTGAACGGACACGTCTACGAAGCTACCTGGCCAAAGGTGCGAAGAGTCAAGTGGGCCGTTTATGTTGCTGAAATGGAGCAACATCGGCGGCAGTGGCGTAACTTCGACTGGTTCGTCATTAAGCCGAAACGCAATTTCTCGGTGCCGGCGGTGTTGAGAATGCTTCTCTACGCCAAGTCTCAGGTGGGTAAACCGTACATGCTGCGTGGCTGGTGGCAGGGGCGTGAAACAAAAGGGCTATTTTGCTCGCAGTATGTGGCCAACACTCTGGAAAAGAGTGGGCTAATCCAATCAGCTAATTACCACGAGTCCCCTGGGTCCTTGTATGAAAAGGTGAAATCGTACTATGACCACCGTTGAGTTGAAACGGCGACATAAGATCGTGCTCGAAAACATCCTCGAACAGCACCGCGAATTTAACCAAATGGCTGCGAGGTGGCAGAAACGAACCGCCAATGGGATGGGGCCTGGGGACGAGCAATTCGGTAAATGGCTGGCAGAGCGAGGCAAAGAAATAGTCGAGGAAACAGAGCGAGAACTAGCTTACGCGAAATACCTGGATTCACTATGAGTAAGCGATACCGACTGCAAAACCGATATCAGGATTCCGGCTGGGAGTACCTGGCCTATGAGGAATTTGAGCATTGCGGTGATGCAATCTGTCGGGCAAGCGAACTGTCCGAGGATGCCGTGGCCTACGGAATGGTCCGCGTGGTTGATAAAAAGACAGGGAGGGTAGTCATAACTTACCCAGCAGGGAAGAAATGAAGTATTACGACCATAGTCTAAGGCCCGAGGTTGGTTCGATTCCAACGCACTACACTTGGTGTCGCGTCGGGGACAGTGCTACCCGAGCAACGGTCACAAATGTCCTGAAACATACGGCCTAGACGAGGAGCCATGGCAACCCTCACCGTGTAGTAACAGTCGGTGCAATTCCGGCCGACACCTCTATGAACATTGAAGACCAAGGTAAGTTGATTCGATCAATCGTCGAGGCTATTCGACAGCCAATTCGTCAGATTCGTCAGAGGCCGGTTGAGGTCTCAGTGCGGTGTAGCGACTATTTGGGCTTCATACTACTTAACTGGGGGTCAGAACTGAGGGCCCTATGTCCGATCAGCTTTGCCAGCGTTGGCGAAACAGCGGTTGTACCAGACGCTTATCTTTTCTGCGTTGTAGACGGTATGGAGGTATTTCTGCACACAGACCAAAAGGACATTGCGGCCGAGCGTGAACGACACCAAAGGGAATATGGCCGCTGTCTAAAGTTGATCGCCGCCAAGGAACGGACACTAGCGAACGCACAATTCATTGAAAAGGCACCGTCAGCGGTAGTAGCCCGTGAGCGAGCCGCACTGGAGCAATTGCAGAATGAGGCGGCTCAACATAAGGCTCAAATATGTTAAAGATCAAGATTGAACTGAATGGCACCACGATCGCCGAGGGCACCATTACCAACACAGGTGAGGGCACACCGTCCAAGGGCACGTACCGCGTGTGCCTATTAGATAGGGAACACCGTGTGTGGAAGTGCGGCGAGGTAAGGGGGTTTCCACGTAAGAAATTATTGGCTTGGGACCTTCTATTGCGTGCGCTGGTCAATACCATTGGGATTCGAGAATGACTCAACTTGACTTCGTTCACAACCAGCTAAAGTGTCGCGGCTTTGTACTCAACGTGCCAACTGCTATATGGACACATCCTGATGGGCACATGATCCGCGAGGATGTGCTGATTCGCAGCAAATCACCAGTGGTAGTTTTACGTGAATTCCTTAAGCAGTGGGGGCAGTAAATGTGGATAACCTGTCATTGTGCTCCGGTGGCGGCGGACTCGACCTCGGACTTGAGTTGGTTATTCCAACTCTTAGAACAGTCTGTTGGGTGGAGTGGGAAGCCTTCGCCATCAACCACTTGGTCGAAGCGATGGAAGCGGGTTGCCTGGCTAAGGCACCTGTGTGGTCGGATTTGCGAACCTTCAACGGCAAACCGTGGCGTGGAGTCGTGGATTGCCTCACTGCGGGCTACCCGTGCTTTGCGGCAGGCACCCATATCCTCACCGGGCGAGGATACGTCCCCATTGAGTCCGTGGTTGTTGGAGATACCGTTCTCACACACCTTGGGCGTTGGCGATCTGTCACAGCAGTTATGCAACGAGAAGATGCGAGTCTTCGTGAGATTCGTGCCCAAGGCTGCCCTAAAATTATTGCGACCGCCGAGCACCCATTCTACTGTCGAAACCGACAAATGCAATGGGACAATACCGCAAGGCGGTATAGACGACGATTCACAGACCCTCAGTGGCAACCCAGCCGCAAACTTACAGAAGACACTTTTCTCGCTCAAGTATTACCGACCGAGCAACCAGACTTGCATAGCAGCGACTTCTGGTGGCTCGTTGGCAGATACCTTGCTTGCGGGTGGCTTGTTGATCGGAAGTCCCGTGGGTCTGGACTCAGACACACTAGGAAACCAAGTGGCCGCGTTGTCATCTGCACCAATACTGCAAAAGCCGAGCGACTTGAGGAAGGAATCAAAGCCGCTGGGTTCCGAGCCAGCAAGGAGATCGGTCGAACAGCAATCAAGTACCACATCACCCAAACTGACTTCTACAAATTCCTACTCCCATTCGGGCGACTCGCCCACGGCAAACGAATTCCAGGCTGGGTCTTTTCATTACCAAAATCGCAGGCCGACGCCTTGCTCGACGGATATTTGCACGGAGACGGGAGCTACGAACGCACGTCAAGAGGATCAAGTCATCTCTGGAAAGCTAATAGCACCAGCAAATCGCTTGCTCTCAGTATTGCTTTACTTGCCCAAAGAGTTCATGGCGTTGTCGCCAGTGTGCGATACGTCCACACAAGTTCCACTACAACCATTGAAGGGCGAATTGTTAATCAGCGACCATATTGGTCAGTGTCGATCCCTCAACGTAACCATGTGGCCTTTGTCAATGGTCAGTACGGATGGAAACAAGTTCAATCAAACACGGATATTGGGCAAGGAACCGTGTTCAATATCGCAGTTGACGAAGACGAATCTTACGTCGCAGACGGGGCCATTGTACACAACTGCCAGCCGTTCAGTCTCGCCGGCAAGCGACGTGGCACAGATGATCCTAGACACCTATGGCCACACGTCGCTCGAATCATTGGCGAAGTGGAACCAGCATTCGTATTTCTCGAAAACGTACCAGGCCACCTCAGCATCGGATTTGAAACGGTTGTATCCGACCTTGAAGACTTGGGTTACGAAGTTGCGGCGGGACTCTTTACTGCGGCAGAAATCGGTGCGACCCACAAACGGGAACGACTCTTCATCCTGGCCAACTGCGGTTGCCAACGACGACAACAAGAGCGTCGAAGCCCACTTAGCAATGAAGAAACGGATGGGCGAACGCGACGGGACAAACAGCAACCGGACAGCGATAACCTCGTTGAATGTCAAGGCGAAAGAGGTCTCAAGAAAACTCTGGGCGACAGCTTCGACGAGGGACTACAAGGACGGAGCCTGTCTCAATGCGAACGTGCCGGTCAACAAATTGCTGGGCCGGGAGTCGGTACAAGTCTCTTCCCGCCTGGCCCAGACGGAGATTGGTCCCAAGTCCCAAAATACCTCTGGCCTGCGATTGAACCCGGTGTTTGTCCGGTGGTTGATGGGCTGGGGACTTTAGATGCTAACGAGAAATGCGCTCTACAAGCGTTGCAGAAAGCGAATCACACTATCTGGAAAGAAGTGTGCCGCGTGCGGCTCCACACGATTGTTGGAGCGGCATCATCCAGACCATGCCAAACCATACCTAGTCGTAATTTTATGCAAGTCTTGTCATGGGCGGCTGAGTGCTGCGAAAAGGTGGGCTGGTCGCAACAAACAACGACATTGCGAAGTATGCGGGACCCTATTTACATACAAGAGGCCGCGTCAAACAGTCTGCTCCCTGTCGTGCGCGAGCCGGAAAACGTGGCAAACCCGCAGAAAGCGTGGATGCTAACAAAAGGGCGAACCGATTGGTTGCGACTCCTTGGAAACGGCGTGGTCCCTCTTCAAGCAGCATATGCGTTCCTCTCTCTTTGGGCTAGTCTCAGATGCGAATAATCTCTGACCAAAGAGACTACTACGATTGCGTCCAAGCATTGGGCCAGGATCAATCATTGATCTATGTGCGGAAGCCTTACGTAGAGATAATCACAGCATTCGAGGACTACTTTGACGATTTAGGGCGAACCTGGTTTGGGGATTCGCTGATTAAAGATCGCTACGTCATTGGTTTCTGCGGCAAGGTATACCCGCTACTGCGTCTCGACACGAGCCTCTGTTATTCACTAGTTGAAGTAGATCATTTCGTTGAGACACATTTCAATAAGAAGCTAGTGGATCGATACTACGCCAAGCCAAAAACGTATTGGCGCGAAACTTGGCGGCGACATCGACACAGTAATTACGCGAAATTCTTTCAAACTGCAAAACAGCACGCAGAAAAGTATAGCCACCTTTTCAAAGAGCCAATCTTCGTAGCCCGCGTCGGGCACGAAACCAAGATCACTTACAACGCTTGTCTGAGAAAATTGGAATTCTATCGAGTCATTGATCCGTACACCACGTTTCAAGAACTTCAGGTGTACCTAGGTGGCTTGGCATCGCCGGAGAAGCCTATACCGCGTATCGGCGACAAGACTATGGCATCTTGTAAGGGATTTGATAAATGGAGTTTTAGGAAAGACCCGCAGTAAACGATGCCAGAAATATCTGTCAACATTGAAGTGTATTGCGCAGAATGTGGCGCAGGGCTCTGTAATCAAACTGAGGCGACACATACGTATCGACGTGGTGAACCGTGTTTTCGTGTATCGCCGTGCGAACAGTGTTTGAAAAATGCCTACGATGAAGGCTACCAACAAGCTGGGAAAGATTATGACACGCTTTAACATTAACGGAGTCTGGGTGGATGAAACAGACCCGCAAATGGTAAATCAGCCACTACGAGAATTTATAGTGGCTCTCGATGCACTGTGTCAAAAG